TTATCGTAGTTTATCGTCGAAGCGGTTTGCCCACTTTCTTTAGCCTGAGTCAAAAGCGCCGGGCTATTCAAAACACCAAGAGGTTGCCCCGCACCTGTCCCCTGGAGATAGGCATAATCGCCATAGAAAATTATGGAATTTTTAAAAGCAGTTCCAATGACAGTGCTTAACGGTATTCCTGATTCCTGAATCAGTTCGTCGCTTGATTTCGAATAGCAAATCAATTTATTCACCTTGAGCTCGAGCATTCTAAATTTGGGATCAGTTTCGTCTTTTTCCGCTTTTTCGGAAGTCCATTTTGCTTGCACTCCGCCAACGCCACTGGTTGCGTGATTTAGATCCTCAAAAGCAGGTATTTTCATTGTTCTACCCTTCCCTGCACTTAACCCAAAAACCATAGCACGAGGTCGAACGATCTCCGCTTCCAGGGCTTGATCCAGTAGTTTTTCAGCAAACTGTTCAGGTAAAAGGAATCCGCCTTCAGCACCAACCCCACCTGCCAGGCTTTTCAATCGAGGATCAAATCCGCTTTTGATTGCCTTTAGCAAATCTTCATAATCTTCAAAATCGCTTCCCATAATAGAATCTTTTTTGAAGATCTGCTTGTAGGTTTTTCTAAAGCCATCGGTTTGTATATTTACGTCGTCATATTCACCTGGACCCTTGGGTCTCTTGTCAGGGTCAACTTCTAACATACCCGATTTTTTGATAGCTTTATCAATTAAAGTTTTATATTTTTCATTCTCAGAGTCATTAATACCGCTTCGGTTACAGTCAGTCTTCCCCATATAATAACTCATTCTATCAGCCATAAATGCTTCTAATTTTTCTTTCGTAATACTACTCATATTAATTTTTTTCCTTTCGTTATTATTCTTTGAGCTTTAAATTCTTAACTTCAAACTTTGCTTCGAATAGTTGGACGTCGTCCAACAATTTATATTGATTCTTTTATCGTATAATTAATTAGCTCTTGCTTTGTTAATTGCTTCGTCTTTTTCTTCGTCTTTTCTTACATCATCTACTAAACCAAATATTGATATCGATCTTTGCATCAGAACTTTCTCTTTTAGTAATACCAAGTTCGGAGATGGTGGGAGGAGGGTTAGATGGTAACTTCCTGCTACCATCTAAAGACTTTCTGCCAGATATATCAGATCCTTTTGCCCTTTCTGTTTCTTGTAATAGTTCTCCCATCCTTCGTTCTGATATATAAAATAAATAAATTTATTATAATTGCAGGCAAAGGATAAAGAATAAAAACCTTTGCCTTAGAAGAATTAATGAAATTTTAGCCGGGGAAGAACCTTCGGCAGGCCCGGCTAAATACAACCCTGCCCCCGGTTATTACATATCATCAGGAGATATAGGATTTTTTTTAGCTTCTTCTAAGTCTTTTTTAATTTTTTCATATCGTTTTATATAGCTTTCCAATGCAATTTTTGCCATCGGATTATTGATATATTTTATCCTTTCCTTATTCCTCTCAATAACTTTTTCAATCATTTTTAATTTATTCTCTGTGGCTTCAATAATCTTTTTATCGAAATTTTTCATTTCTTTATAAGTTAAAAATTCACTAAAAGCCATCGGTTTCACAATTACCCCTAAATTAAGGTAATTCATTAAATCTTCTGCTGATAAATAATATTTACCGGCAAATTTTACTGGAGGAAACTTCCCTTCTTTAAAATATTTAAAAATGGTAATCTTACTCGTTTCTAAAATTTTCGATAATTTATCGGTATCATAAAATTTAATTCCATTAATTATCTTTGAAGGTTTTTCTAAAATTTTAGGCATCTTTGGCCTCCTCTTATAAAAATTTATATTACCTTTAATAAAATTATAAACTTCTTTTTTCAATTTGTCAAATATTTTTGTTAGGTTTTTCAAACTTTAACCCACCCGTGAGAATTATTATTTTCTGATAAGCCTTCCTCTCTATTATCAAAATCATCATCGGTTTCACCACCAACGAAAAAGTTAGGCATCAATTCCTCTTGAGAAGCTTCATAAACAGCCCCCGCAACCGCATCTAACGAATCGCAATGTCCTTCCGGTCCTCTTTGATGATTAATAGTTAATTGATTCGATTTGTTATAGATAGCGATTGTATTTCTCATTCCATCTCTTAAATCTGGTCTATCCGGTAATTTTAATTTATCCTGAATCATTTTAGATTTTAAAACTACAAATACATCAGCCAGGGAAGCCCGGACCTTAACAGATAAGTTTATTTTTTTAAAGCTCGCTTCAACATACCCCAAACTATATTTATCAATTATAGCCTCGTTTATATGATAGGTTTTAGCCAATGTTTTGATCTCGTCTAAAATAATATCTAAATCCTTTGTTTCCCAGGATCTAACCACATCAACAACAGAAGTTTCCCCTTCCTTATGAGCGATAGCTAAGGCAAAGCGATCCTTCCCTGACAATCCGGATTGATCCAGCCCCAAATGATAAATGTATCCTGAATTATAAGCTAAATCGCCAGCCAAGACGAAAGACTTTTGCATTAATTCATAACTGAAAAAGGCTTCCAATTTTTCGCTAAAAATGCTTTCAAATTCTCGCAAATAGTTATCGAGATCTCTGGCTCGTTCCTTTTCCAAGAAAGCAATCGGGATCGTAGAATTAATAAACTGAGTCGGCGCCTGAATAGTTAGCCGGTCCTGGATCTTAAAGCCCTCGTTAAAATACTGAAAAAATAAACCCTGCTTGCTTCCTGCAGTGCTAAGCATAAACAGTTTATTATCCGGGAATTGTGCCATTCGGGGTCGTAAACTATTAAATATTGTTTCGTCTGCTTTCGGTCCTTCTATCCGGTAAAAGGCCAATTCTTCCAAAATTAAAACGGCTATCGGAATTCCACGTAGAGCCGTGCTATTGCAAGGTCCGGAGATAATTTTAATATGATTTTTTAAAGTGATTTCTAACTCAGTAGATTTTATGATCAGCCTTTTAAGTAATGGGGAATTTTCTAACATTCGCAGGCAATTTGTCTGTATAACCGCTCGAGCCTGTAATTCTCTGGTCGCTATAATAACGATATAAACATATTCGCCTTTTGATATATATTTTTTCCAATGATCCCTTGTCGCCTCATAGCAGGCACAAATACTTGTTAAAAAACTTTTTCCACTCCGGGCGCCTAAAGCTAAAACCGCCTCGCTTTTGATCTGTCCGGGGATATACTTACCCTTATTTTTAGTTAAAATATTGAATATCTTTAGTTCTTCTTCGTCGAGTGGTAAGCCATATAAGACTTTTAAAATGACCTTCTGCGGTTTTCTTTTCTCGAAGGATAGGCCTAAATAATCTTTACCGGTCGCAAACTCTATAATATCTATATCCTGGAGCTTCTTTTTAGTATCTTGATATTTCATGGCTTCCAATTCTACTTCTTCCAATGTTTTAGTCTTAAATTGCCGTAGATTACTAAAGCGTTTAGCTTCTGTTTCTGGATTTTTAAATTCAGTTCTTTTTCGTCTAAATATTTTATATCACCACCTTAAAGGAATTTTTCTAATCAAGATCCTTTTCTTTCCTTGCTTATTTCTTATAATTTGCCAATATCTAATCGGTTTTTCATTCTTAAAGAGTATCCAAAAAAATACTACAATACACCATACAAAGAAAATCCAAAAAAATAACATTTCAAAATCCTCCTATTTTGATATAATAGGAGGGTCGGAGGGAGTCTCAAGAGCCTTAACTTCTTTCTATTGCGTAGGAAAAGCTAAGGTTTAAGAGGCTTCCTCTGCCCTCTTTATTATTTTGTGGCTGCTATTTATATAATTTACTCCACTTTAGGTTTACAACCCTTAGGACATTGCCAGGAATATCGAGCAAGACGGCCACCGGTTAAAATACTTGGACACCAAACTTGACCGCAAATCTTACATTGAAACCTTAAAGCCCTGTCGTCTAAAATCTCTACCATTTTAGGATTATTGTTTTTCATTTCTAATAAAACCCCCTTTTCTTAATCAAGATTCTATTTTGTCTAATACTCTCTCCTGCCCGAATTGATCATAAACTTCGTTAATGATATGGTAAGCATCACTTAGTTTAAATCTTTGTAGTGGAGTAAATTTTTCAAAATGTCTAAGGTTAGCTAACCAAAACCTCACTTCTTCTAATTGATCAATTCCTTTTTGTAATTCTTTACTCATCATAGAACCCCCTTTCTTAATTAATAGGTTTCAATCCTTCTTTTAGCTAAAGTTACCCTGCAACATTTACCTATACGAATAGTAGAAATTTCCACTATTCGTTTTAATCCTTCTTTCGCTAAATGTTACATCGCAACACAGAAAAGCTCAGTTACCCGATGTTACCGAGCCCCCTACCGTTTCAATCCTTGTTTAGCTAAAGTTCGGCGGTACCAAGTAAGAACCGCCGAACTTTCAATCCTTGTTTAGCGAAAAGTTCCTCAACAGGAATACTGGAAATTTCCAGTATTCGTATAGGTTAAACTTTCAATCTTACTTTAGCTAAAGTTAGTCTGCAACAATTTAGGTGGAGTGCTATCCTCTTTTAGTAGGGCACTCTTTCAATTCCTGTTTAGCTAAAAGTTACTCTGCAACCCTGCTAAAACCCCCTGATTCTTTAAAATTTAGCCCTTCCTGAGCGTTTCTTTACTCCTTATAGCATATATCAACCCCCTGTCATTTACTAAGAATCTTTAGAATAGCTAATAAGTTATAAGATATAAGGCTTTTACTTCTTTTAACTAATTTCCAGGCCTTCAATTTCGTTCTGTGAGGGGGGTATAAAAAACCTCGCTTATGTTTATACCTTATTTTCGATATTTGCTATTAAAAAATCGCCTAAATACAAACTTCTTTTTCTACAATATTAATTTCTTCTTGATCAATTCCGATATATCTTGAAGTTATAGTCGGAGATTTATGGCCAAGTTTATTTTGAATCTGGCTAATAGAGACGCCCTGCATTCTAGCCTGATATCCCCAGGTCTTTCTTAAACTATGCGTTCCGTATCGCTCACCGGAGAGGCCAGCCTCTTTTACCCATTCTTGAATCAAGCCCCAAACCCGGACCCGATCTAATCTCTTATTGCTTCTTTCGCTTTTGAATAGGTAACTATCAGGATCGATTCCCTTTATCTTATCGAGATAATAATTTAAGGCCTCTTTGACTGTATCATTTAGATATATTTTAGCTTGACGCCCGGTCTTGCTTTCCTTAATGTGTAAAAATTCATTTAAATTCCCTTTAGAATCAATAATATCTTTTACTTTAATTGATAATAAATCGCTAATTCTTAAAGCTATATTGATTCCCATTACAAATAAAAGGTAATTCCGGGGATTCCCTTCTTCTTTTAGATTCCTTTTGATAGCCAGGATCTTCTTTTTATCCTTTATCGGATCTACTGAGTTCATTATTAACACCTTCCTTTATATAACATTATAATTTATTTTATACTTTGTGTTATATAAAGTCAAGCCCTTTAATAAAATATTTTTTGTTAATATCAAAATATCCTTTATAAAGATATAGTTTCAGTTCTTTTTATCTTATCTATAATAATATAACTTAATAACCCTTGTGTTAAATACCCCCGAATTATTTCGGATAGATCCCCTATCGAAATTTTCGGTAAGTTTTAAAAATCTTTTTCGCTTAGTTTTTAGACTTTATTTGCCCTCTTTGCTTAACATAAACTTTTTATGACATCATGACATCAATGACATCAATATTGGACGTCAGTAAGTTAATTTTTTTTTTACCCTTTTTTGCCCTTATTTCAGGAGATCCTTATATAATATAACTAATCGTTAAGATTTCCATATATATACATAATGACATTGATGTCATAGCACCCCTTCCTAAATTGATGTCATGATGTCATTGATGTCATTGATGACATAAATTAACTCTCAAAAAGATTCTTTTCTGGCTCGATATTTTTAATCTTATATTGAGCAATAAGTTTTTCTAAAAACTCAAATTCAAAGTTAAAACCTCTCTTGCCATTGATTAATCTTTTTTTCTTAAAGCCTAAATTAACTAATATCCTTCCTATAAATCTCGAAGAAAACTGATCCCTTTCGCTTCTATCCTTATTTAATAATCTAACAATCTCAGAAGTTAAAAAAACCATGGTTTTACTTTCATTATAATATTCCATAACCGCCTCTACAATCTCAGCCTCTATGGTAAATTCCTCTTCAATATCTTTAGACTGCTCAAGGTTTCTAACGGTTAGTTTAAATTCATTCTCCAGGTCCGGGTCTATTTCCATTAAAGTCTGGTATAAAGGATTCAAAATTTCGTTTAACCTTCTTCTTGAGATAGGATTGACTTCTCCCAGTTTCTTCTCCATAAAATTAGCCCTGAATACAGTCAATTTATTTCTTAATTTTCTGGCCAATTCTTTATCGATAAAGGTTTCTACTTTGGGATCTTTGTTTTTTTGCATTAAAAAACTTATACAACGGTTCTCAATTATAGCTGGTATTGATTCGGTGGTGGAGATAACCAGGGGATCGAAAACGTCAAAATATTCTACTTGCTCCTCTCCTGATTTATTTTGATTTATCCTACTAACCTTGAGGCCTCTTTTATATCTTGATTTAATCAGTCGGCCTACTGCCTCATTTCCCTCTTTTCCCCACAATTGAATCTCATCGATGACTAAAGAGGTCTTGAAATATTCAGCAGATCTAAAGAGGGTCGCTTCTGTCGGTGAGGTCAATCTCTCGCATTTAAAGGCCAGTTCCCCTAAGACTTCCCCGGCTCTGGTCTTTCCGGTCTCTTTGACTCCCTGAAAATACAAAATTGGAGTAGTCTCAAATTTCTCTATAATATAGGTATGAAATACCCAAAGAGCCAAGAGAAGATAGCCTTTATCTTCTGGTAATTCAAGATATTCCTTAATAAATTTAATAATATCCTTTAACAAAAAAGAATAATTTACTTCCCTCGATTCTTCTAAAATATCTGCTCCACAATAATATATCGGCAAATCACTTTTAGGCTGGTAAATTATTCCGTTCTCTCCGGTAAAGGTTTCTTCGATATAAAAATTTCCTTCTCTTTGAAGGAGATAAACTGCTTTTCCATCTTCTTTTACTAAATGAATCAAGTCAGGGATTAGGGTTTTCGTTCCGGTCTTTTTTTGCTTCTTCTCTTCCTCAGGCTTTTCCTTTTCAAACAGAATATTTAAGAGGTCAACCTTTTCCTGCAATTCCCTTTTTTTAAATATTCCCGAGGTAACCAATTCTTTTATAACTGCCCCCTGAGTAATCTTATCTAATGCGGATATTTTGTAAGGGGTCTGTTCGGTAAATATTAGCCTTTCTTCTGGAGATAAATCCTTCCAATTCTTTAAGGTCTCTATAATATTTTTAACGATATTCCCTTTTTCTTCATAAGCCTTATGATCTAATTCCAATCTTCTGTCTGTTTCTCGCTCTTGTTCTATTTTATCCATGATAAACACCTTCCTTTATTAAAGCCTAGTAGAAATGGTTATCGAAAGGTGCTAAATCTTTCACCATTCCTACCAGGCGAGCCAGCCAGGTTAGTGGCCAGCGTTAATTTTATTTAGTTAATTCTTAGTTCTCTTTTTATGGGATCTGAAAATAAGGTAAAATCATACTTACCGCCCATTTTTTTATATCGAATCCAACCCATATTTGCTAAGCGATTTAAAGATTGATCCAGGTCCTTAGAATCTACCCCGGTAAAATCTGCCATTTTCTTCTTACTCAAAATACCACTTAATATATTCAACTTTTAATTTCACCTTCTTGACAAATTTGTAAAATCCTTTTATAATAAGAAAAACAATTATATTCTTTTAATAAAAATGGCCTAAACTTTACGCGTGAGGGTCATTTTTATTTTATAAGACTATTTAATATAGTCTATTTCTATTACACAGCACCAAGACAAACAAAGGGACTTACAATTGTAGTTCCATCGAGACACGTTAAAGGATTCGCAATAGTCGGTTGACCATCTACACTAAGAATCATTCTCCAAGAAGTTAGATCACTTCTAAACCCCTCGTGAATACTGGATTCTAAAGTTATCCCTTCCTTTAATAAGATCCCGTAGGCTCCGAAGTCATATAAACCTAAACACCCAGCAGATCCTAAAGCCGGGACTTTTTCAGTAAAGAGAATTTCTTTACCTAATAAATAGAATTTACCATTCTGCTCTTGTAAAATCCTAACGTGTTCACCAGCTAAACCTACTTCAATAGATAATTTCATCATTTCTGGCAGGCAACTAATGCTCGCCACCCACACAGCACTTTTGAAACTAGACGGTGCTAATTTGCTAAATATACCAACAATATTATCGTAGTTTATCGTCGAAGCGGTTTGCCCACTTTCTTTAGCCTGAGTCAAAAGCGCCGGGCTATTCAAAACACCAAGAGGTTGCCCCGCACCTGTCCCCTGGAGATAGGCATAATCGCCATA